CCGGGTGATGATGGGCCTGACCCTGGCCATGCTGCTGGGCAACCCCATCGCCACCTTCCTCGGCCAACACCTGGGCTGGCGCTCGGCGTTCGCGCTGGTCAGCGTCATCGCCCTGTGCACCATCGCTCTGGTCTGGCAATTCGTCCCGCACCGCCACGATGAAGAACGCAGCGACCCGCGCAAGGAAATGCGCGCCTTCACCAAACCCCAAGTGTGGATGGCGCTGTCCATCGGCGCGATCGGGTTTGCCGGGATGTTCTGCGTGTTCAGCTACCTGGCGCCGACCCTGCTGGAAGTGACCAAAGTCTCGCCGCAATGGATCCCCTTCGGCCTCGCCGCCTTTGGCATGGGCGGCATCATCGGCAACATCGCCGGCGGCAAGCTGTTTGACCGCATGCAATTTCGCGCAGTGGGCTGGATTCTGGTGTGGTCGATGGCCGTGCTGATCTTCTTCACCTTCGCCGCCAGCTCGCTGTGGAGCGTACTGCTGGGCATCGGCCTGGTCGGCACCATGATCGCCCTGGCCGCGCCCCTGCAAATCCGCCTGATGGACATCGCCCACGAAGCCCCCAGCCTGGCGGCAGCATCCAACCACGCCGCGTTCAACCTGGCCAACGCGCTCGGGCCGTGGTTTGGCGGCATGGCGATTACCGCTGGGTTTGGCTGGACCAGCACCGGTTACATCGGCGCGGTAACGGCCCTGATCGGACTGGGCCTCTACCTGATCGCGCGCCGTATGAAGGGCGGCCACTAACGCCACACGTTTCGCGCCGATCATAGATCCCATGTGGGAGGGGGCTTGCCCCCGATAGCAATGAGCCAGTCACCACACCAGTGACTGCCTCACCCCCCCTCAATCATCATGCAACAACCCCGACCCATACTCCCCATAACTGCTGCCCAGCCCACTACCACCAAAATTCATCTTGGCGGCTTTGCTGGGGCTGTGGTCACCAAATGCCTGGCATCCGCCTGAGAAGCACGGGTCGCTGCTCACGGCCGGCGAAGATGAACAAGCGCTCAACAACAACGTGCCGGTGATCATCACGACTTTGACGAGGTTCGAAATCATGGTCTCAGTTCCCTGTGGACTGAAGGTGCTGGAGTCCTCTCTTGCAGGGAATCGTAGACCTCAACGGCGCAGGGAATTATGAAACTTCGCTGCGGGACAGCATGGGTTCAGGTTGCCGCCTTGGGGTAAGGCGGCGGGTTGGGTTGTCAGGCTGTGGCCGCGTCGGTTACAGGCGCCACTTGCTCTTGGGCTCGGTCGACGAGCAACGCGCTCAACTCGATTAGCTGCTGAATGCCCAGGGCGATGGCGCGTTGGGAGTCGTCGAGGTTGAACGCCAGGGTGGCGGCCATTTCGTTGGCGGAGGCGAGGTTTTCGGCGGCGTTGGCCAGGAGGGTTTCGGGGTCGATGGTTGGGTTGACGAGGAAGAGGTTGTTGCTTGGGTGTTCGGTGGGCGATGCGCCTTGGTCAATTGAAGAACTGCATGTGTTGTTGTGCATGGGCGAAGCTCCAAATATTTACGGGAGTTAAAACGCCTTAGCAGTTCGGACTTCCACCTCCACTGAGCCTGCAGTGGCTTGAGAAGGTTAGCTATGGGGAATCTGAGGTGCAAGCCGAGAAAAGCGTGGGAAATTTCCGGTGGGGAATCGTGGACCTGAGGTGAAGATATGATCGTCTGAGTGCAAAACCCGAGCAGAACCAATTATTCGCCAAAAAAGAAGGCTAAGCCTTCAATACACCATGGACGCGAACAACTCTCTCATTAAAAATGACAAGGCAATGACCTAAGCAAGCTCCCAGGGTTTATCATTTCTGCCACCTACTGGCTTCAACACCCCATCCTTTCTCATCGCCATTGCCGTCCACCGCACATCGTACTGCCAAGTATAAAGAAGCGAGCCGGACCGCTTTATATCGGACTCATAATGATCCCATATATATTTGGCAACATCCCTCGACCACCCAGTTCCTCCCATGGATTTCAATGCGGTAACAACCCAAGGTTTCATATCTTCTCTTGTAATCATAAATACCTATTCGACTTAACGGGATATCGGGATTAGACCACCATACCCGGCTTTGGGTTGGCAAACGATTCACCCCCAGAACCATCTCACGACGACCTGCCGATTCAACCCAGCGCTACAAGGTGTAAGATGCCCCACGACCGTCCATCATCGATGGCTGCCATGACTGGAATACCTCTAAACCTGCCAGAAGACCTGTCCAATTCCCTCGCCGACCTGGCCAAAACCAACGGCCAAACCGCGAGCTACCTGGCGATGGATGTGCTTCGCGACTACATCGAGCACGAGAAAACGCTGACCGCTCAGATCGAGCTGGCGGTAAAAGACGCCGACGAAGGCAAATTCGCCACCGATGATCGAGTGGCGGCCATGCGCGCTAGGCGCTGGAGTCGGAATGTGGGTTGAGTGGCTTGAAAAGGCACTCAAAAATCTGGAAGACGAGTAAAACGCACGTCCGAATAATCCAAATGCCCGTGGAACGCTCTTCAAAAATGATATCAATTTGATTGCAAGCTTCAAGGATTATAATATCGGTCAGGGTTAGGCTATTCCTGACACAAATGGAGAGAGTGATGAGAGTTATCTTTGCTTTGTTACTAATGTTGAGTACCTACGCTCATGCCGATTGCATCAACATCGCCGATAGCGATCAACGCGCTTATTGCCACGCCACAACCAATGGGCAAAGCTGCGGCAATATCAGTAACAGCGACCTTCGGGCCAGGTGCAACGCGGAAATGAGCGGTCAAAGTTGTGGCAACATTAGTGACGGCGATCAACGCGCATATTGCAATGCAAAAATCAATGGTCAAAGTTGCGGCAACATCGGTGACAGCAACCTTCGGGCCAGTTGCTGGGCGGAAATGAACGGTCAAAGTTGCGGCAACATCAGTGACAGCGACCAACGCGCATTCTGCAATGCCAAAGCTAATGGCCAAAGCTGCGGCAACATTCAAAACAGCGATTTGCGTAACAGGTGTGAAGCTATAAAGCGTTGACCCGCGAATCACGGGAGGCCAGTTGTGCTTGATTGGTACTGGCCTTGCGAACTTGAACCTTTCAGCTTTAGGGGGGATCGGGGTCAGACCACGATACCCTGGCAGGGATGTGGAACAAATCACTTACGGATACACCTAGCGACGACCTGTCGACTCAAGCGAGTGCACCACGGTGTAAGATGTCCAACAACCGTCCACCATCGAGTCTGTCTTGACTGAGATATCCCTAAATCTGCCGGAAGACCTATCCAACTCTCTCGCAGAGCTGGCCAAAACCAACGGCCAGACTGCGACCTACCTTGCAATAGACGTTCTTCACGACTACATCGAGCACGAAAAAACGCTGACCGCCCAGATCAAGCTGCGAGATAAGGGGACGAATTTATTTAAGGCTCAAGATAAAACATCAGACGTTAAACAAATCTTTTCCTTTTATAGTCCTAAAACCCAAGGCGCGTTACTGGCAAAGTTTATTAGTGCAGATATCGGGGTCAGACCACGATACCCGACTTTGAGTTGGCAGGAATATCGGGGCCAGACCACAATATTCAACGTGCGACAGGGGCTCCGCAGATATCGGGTTAGACCACGATACCCGGCTTTGAGCTGACAGCGGAAAAGCAAACGATTCACTCCCAGACACGTCTCACGGCGACCAGCCGATTCGGAGTACAGGGTCAGAGCACGTTTTCAATAATGGTGGTCTGCCCCCTATTTCTCCGCTTGGGCTTGAGCATTTCCTTTGCTTGAGCTTTGCCAAATAATCCCACAAGCACCTCGCTGGCTGGTTTGACCTTAGCAAAGTCTTCAGCCGACCATTCCGGGTTCACCGTATCAACCCTCCCAGGACTGGGTTTCTTGGTCATGATTTTTTACCTCCCGTTTGATGGCTCTGATGATGTAGATCGCGTCACTCGTGGGGCGGATATCGAGGCCAGGCCACGATACCTAATTTTGAATATCCAATGAAAAAGCAATTCACTTCCAGATACACCTCACGACGGACTGCTGAGTCAACCAAGCGCACCACGGTGTAAGATGCCCCACAACCGTCCATCATCGAGGCGGCCATGACTGGGATATCCCTGAACCTGCCGGAAGACCTGTCCAATTCTCTCGCCGACCTGGCCAAAACCAACGGCCAGACTGCGACCTATCTGGCGATGGACGTCCTCCGTGACTACATCGAGCACGAAAAACGTTGACCGCCCAGATCGAGCTGGCAGTAAAAGAAGCCGACCAAGGCAAATTCGCCACTGATGATCAGGTAGCAGCAATGCGCGCTAGGCGCTGGAGCCGGAATGCGGGTTGAGTGGCTTGAAAAAGCACTCAAAAATCTGGAAGACGAAGCAAACTATATTGCTATCGAGAACCCAAAGGCAGCTGACGATTTCTCCGACGCCATTTTCGCCAGCGTCGACAAGCTAGCTCAATTTCCCTCCATGGGCCGTGAAGGTCGGGTCAAACACACCCGAGAATGGGCATTACCCATTGGTCCTACCTAATCCCGTCGGATTCGCGGGGATCGCCTACAAATCCTCGGCATATTCCACACACGACAACGTCCGCGCTCGAAATGGTGAAGGCCGCAAAACAAGCGCTTCCCACACCCAATACCCATCCCTGATAAACTGCTCGCCTTTCTGCCCGCTAGCTCAGACCCCCAATGCCCCTACAATCCGCTCCCCTCTCCCGCCGCTTCTCCGTCGCCCCCATGATGGATTGGGACGACTAATTCCACAGGCCTTGTAACACGCGCCCTGTAGCGCACCTTAAAATTCCCCGTACCACTTTCGTACCACTCACCTCCTGATATCACCCTCGTCTGGTCGAAGAACAGTGTCCACACGGCCGCGCCACTGTGCCTGTCGCCAATGCCTGTCGTTCCAATACCAACATCCCCGTAAGCGCCAATAGCTGACGCTGTGTGAGTGAGGGTGCGGGCGCATGAACATAAAGGTCGTGACTACTGCGCAATGCAGCACGCGAGTTCAACAAGCGCGCCGCCCTAGGCACATCTCGCGTTTTCATGTTGACCCACGGGAAAGAGGTTAGGAGGGTTAGTTTTTTACTTGGCGCCCTGAAAGCTTTGTTTGTTATGGCTTTTCGAAGGGTTGGCAAGGTTAGCTTCTTGGTTAGGTCTGGTTATTTCCTAACCTTTATTAGTGTTAAATATTCAATATATTAATTCCTTTAAAAACAGGCACTTATAAATTACTAACCCTCAACCTAACCGGACTTAACCCATCAAAGTTAGGTCTCAAGCCCAACAAACACGGGCCTTCCAAGTCACCACACCCCCCTCAAAAAAAAACTAACCTTTTTCCCGAGGCGCCTACTGAATCCCGCTGTCTGGGCGTGCTTATAAGCGTTGCGAAAAACATCCACCTTCGCAGGGTTCCGCAGGTTTCTGCGCCTTCTGTAATGCCAAGCAAGCGCCCAGCCTGCGCCGTCGAGAGTGGTCCGCAGGGGCGCAGAAAAAACGACCCATTTAGCCCGCAGGCGAGGTGGGGGGACGACGGCGCGCGCCAGGTGCAAACCGCTCTACCCACTGCTGTAGCACGTCACTTCCCCGGCTCATGTGGCACGTCTCTACCCCTTGAACCTTCCTTCCCGCCTTCAGCCCTTGCCCCCTCCACTACAGCTCGTCGCCTCAAATCGCGTGTTGGGCAAACCTCGATTACTGTATGCACATACAGCACAAATTAAGCAGTCGCCCACATGACCCCTACAGAACTCAAACAGGCCTGGCTCGCAAAATGGCAAGGGATGCTGGACGACAACGTGTACCGCATGGGTCACCCCGAGGCACATAGAGCTAGTTGCCGGTGGGAGACCCGCGACATGCTGGAGGCAGGCGTAATTGATGAGCTGGAAAAATTCGAAATGGACGAGCAGGTTGATGCGGCTTACTGGCACGCCGTTGAAGAGCTGGCTACCGCCGCCGAGGGGTACATGTTTGGCGGTCAATACGATGTAGTGCATAGGGCCACATCAAAGTGCATTGGGCGGATAACTGCCAACACGTACTATTCAGCCTCTGGCCCAGGTGCGGATGGTTTTGACGGGAAGGTGGTTGGCGACAAGCCTGACCTGCGCTTGATATTTCGCTGTAACAAAGAAACCTGGGCAATAAATGGGCTGCTGCTTACCGCGTCATCCGGTGATCTGTACGATCTGATGCAGACCGGACAAGTTATAGATGGCAAGGTTTATCCGATCATCTGTGACGCTGACACCTATCGGGCATTGGTAGATTCTGCACAGGTCGCGTTGGAGGAACACAACTTCGAGGGATACCGGAAAGCCAGGCCTCTGCTCCGATCCGCCCGATTTGCCAGGTGCACGGATTGTCTGGATCACTTCGGGTGGCGGGAGGACTGCCTGAACTGCGCGGGCCAGGGCTTTATCCCGAAAGCCGGCAGTCAGCCCACGTCATTCGCTTAAGCAGCAATCGCCTCCTCGACCAATTCCCGCCATTTGCCGCAACCGATCACCTCACGTTCAAGCATGCTGTCAGCCAGCGCAAGGCGTGTGTCATACCGGTATTCCGGCGATCCATTTTCAAACTCCGCGTCATTGAGAAGCGCATACCACGCTTCCATCTCGTTGACTTGTTGTATATCGGTTGTCATGACGAATCTCCGGTACCGGTGTCTACTCGGTAGAGACCGGCCGGCGCGCGGCTGTTTATCAGGTCCGACGAGCGGGGAACAGGTATGTGTGGAAGGCTCTCGCAGTACAGTGGCATTCATGACTTTGTAGCGGCGCTGAGCATGCCCAACGCCCTGGTTAATTCCGTGGGGGATCGACCGCTTGAGCGATATAACGTCGCTCCTACGACCCAGGTTGCGCTTTTGCACCTGCAGGGCGACCTGCTCCACGCCGATCCGGTGCGCTGGGGCTGGAGACCGCATTGGGCAAAGGACCGAGCCGCGCCGATCAATGCCCGGGTGGAGAAAGTCGCTCATGGACCGTTCTTCCGCTCGATCTGGCCGCACCGCGCAATCGCGCCAATAGATAACTGGTTTGAATGGGTCGATGAAGGCGGGCCGAAAAAACAGCCTTACCTGATCCGTAGAAGGGATGGCGCGCCGGCGCTATGTGCATCCATCGGCCAACTACCTGACTCCGATGAGGGGCCAGGCGAGCATGACGGGTTCGTGATTATCACCGCCGACAGTGCGGGCGGCATGGTGGACATTCACGACAGAAGGCCGGTGGTGCTGACCCCGGACCTGGCCCGTGAATGGTTGGACCCGGCAACGCCCAAGGAGCGTGCCGAGCAGATGGTGTTGCACCAGGGCGAGCCGGCAGAGGCCTTTGAATGGTTTAAGGTCGACGTTGCGGTGGGCAACGTGAAGAACAACCAGGCCGGTTTAATCCAGCCCTTGAGTTAGAAAAGTCCGCCGAAGCCGTTGGGCTCCCAGTTCATGGTCACCAGCTCGCCGCTAACTGCGGCCTTCGCCTAGCGTTGATTGGCCGTGCTGTATCGAATATCCATTGTTTTGAAGTGAACCCACTCAAACATCCGCCTGATATCGGGGTGATCGTTGATGCTCACCATCACCTTGCCCTTGCAACGCCGCATGAAGTCGGCAATCCGCTCATGGTTTTCAAAGGGGAGTCCCGGTGTTTCATCAGGAAAAAAATTTTCGAGCACATCGCCGTCGAGGTCTAACCCCCCAAAAAATGCAGATGCAACGAAGCCGGCCCCACATACTGGCGGGCCGGCTCCGAGCTATTACTTGGACGCTGCTTTGTAGATCAGGACCAACAGGTATGTGGCTTTCAGCACATAGCAAGCTTGGACCAGTATCGCAGTTTCGATTATCAACATCGTCGAGAACTCCTCTTCCAGTGGATGAACCTGCGCCGTAGCCCAGGACCTCTGGTGGAAACCGAACTCCCCGACGGATCATCTGATCACCAAAAATCTTGTCAATTGAGTTGACATAGTGACTGTCCGTGTCTATTATTTGTTTGCGAAGACTAAATAACAGAGTGGGTTAATTCGCTCTACACACATTGATACCAGTATGACACTACATTTCATGTTTTGTCAACAGGCGGCCGCGCTATTTTCAATAAAGTCAATACCGCTTGTCGCTTAGCAAAAGAAGCCGCCCTTGAGGCGGCTTTTGTATTTCTGTCGCTGTTCTGGTCTCACTGCTGAGCCTGGACTTCATAGGCCAGGCTGGAGCACTCGCCGTGTTGGAGTGATTCAGCGTCGAGTGGGTGTTAGCGCACCAGCTCGTCGCCTCGTTTACTGCGCGGGGGTACTACTTTCCCCCCGTTGGAAGCTCAAATTCTTTGAAGCTGACAACCTCTTCACCCAGCCACTCGTTGACCTGGGCCAGCCTGGCCTGCAGCGGCTCCAGCTCGTTGACCGCCCAAACTTCAGCAGCCTCTCGCAACGACCCGAAACCGCCAGCGTTCTGCGGCACGATGCCCATCAATTGGGGTGGAATGCGCAACGCCGCGAGCAGATCGTCGCGGCTGATGTTCTTGATCGAGCTGAATTCATCCTTGGCAGCAACCTCGCTCACCGGGATGAGTTGGATGCCGTCTTTCTTCCCGGCCGGCGCGTACACGAACAGGTTGCGAAAGTTACCCGGCCCTTTCGAGTTCTTCAGTGCGGTGCGCAGTGAGTCGATGTCCTCTTCTTTCTGCGCCGCGTCGGTCATATACAGGATGAATCCGGCGTGACTGCCGTTGTTGTAATACTTGCGACGGAATAGCGTGGCGCTCTCGTTGAGCAACGCGCTCTGCAGCGCTGCCAGCCACTCCGGCAACCCATAAATCTCTTGGTTGATATCGGCCTCACGTAGGTGGCAAATCGAACCTGGCGCAAACTCGTGCTCATCCTTCCAGCCGCGCACCTGGTAATAGGTTTCCATGTCGACGCCTCGACGCATGTACTTCGCCAACGGCGGCAGCAAGCCCATGGTGTTGCGCAGCATGTTGTTGCGCTTTTCCAGGTAACAGTTGCCGCACCAGAGCCAGTCCAGGGCGAACTGCTCAAAGGCCTGACGGCTCAGCAGCCGGTGAGGAACGAACGTGCGGGCCAGCATGTTGCGCTTGAAGTTGAGGCCGGACTGCAGGTACACACTGGCGCGAGTCGTCTTGGCTAACCCATCCATGGACATGGGTGTTTCGAACCAACGCCCATTGGCCCAGCACTCCAGGTAGTCGAGGATCTCCCTGCTATCGAGCACGGGCGCCGGATCACCGAAGGTGAATGCCTCGACCGGGCCGGATTCAGCGGTTAGCACGTCCCCCTCAATGGGTTGCTGAACGGTGCTCAGTTGGGTTTCGCGCTTACGTCTGCTCATCAGTAGGACTCCATAAATCCGGTATTCGCCGTGGTCTGCCCTTCAAGAGGCTCGTTATGCAGGGCGTGGAAGGTCGCCCACGCCAAGTCGGCATGGCCTGTCTCGTCGGTGCGACCGGCCGTATAGGTGAACTGGCGCCCGGAGGCGGTGACTGTTTTGCGAATAGCCATCAACGACTGCGCCATATCCGTCCAACCGGCATCAAACTCCAGACGGCCGTTCTTGATGACGTCGTACGCCTTCAGCACCAGGCGCGTCTTGACCTCGGGCGAATAGCTGAACGTGGTGATATTCGGGAAGAATTGCTTCACCAGCTGGGCCACACCAGATACCATACCCGTGATGTCGATACCGATGTAGGTCACCCAGTAGCGCCTGGTGACCTGGCGGATCGACTCGGCCTGGGCGGCGAAGTCCATCCCCCGGAATTGGTGTCTTTCCAGCACCCGGAACTTGCCGCCGGGAACCGTCGGTGGAGCAATTACCACCAATGCAGCGCTGTCGCCGTTCTCAGCTGGGTCATAGCCCACCCAAACCTGGCGATCTCCAAACGGACGCGCGGCAAACGGTTTGTAGTCCTCGGCCCATAGATCCCAGCTGTCCACCATGCAAGGCTGCAGCATCGCAAGCGGGAAAATGCTCGCCCCGTCGTCGATGAACTGGCACATCAGCAGGTTCTGAAAAGCTTCGGCATCGTATTCCTGGCGCAGCTCGTCCAAGTCGAACAAGTCGCAGCCACGGTCCTCAGCGTCCAGAATGGTGACGATCTGCCGCCACACCCGGTCTTCACACAGCCGGCCCTGTTGCAGAACATCATGAGAGACGTCGATTTTGACCCGTTGCGCCGCCGGTTTGCCTTTGTTGAACCGCTCACCGGTCCAGAACGTATAGGCCTCATGGGCCATGCTGGAAGGCGTCGAAAAGTACGTTCGGCGGTATTGCTTCTGCATCGCCATGCCGCTGGCGACCTTGTTGAGTTCCTTGAACTTGAAAGTCCAAAAGAATTCGTCGAAGTAGAAGTTGCCGTGATAGCCCTGGGCCGTCCGCGCGTTGGTACCCAGGAAATGCAGCTCGGCGCCATTGCCCAGAATGATCGGATCGCCCGTCAGCTCAACACCGACCACCTCACGGGCAAAGGCCTGAATGTAGGCCTTGAAAATGTGCGCCTGGTTTTTCGAGGCTGACAGGAAAATCTGATTACGGCCTGTCGTCAGCGCATCGATCAGCGCTTCACGGGCGAAATAGTAGGTCGCGCCGATCTGCCGTGACTTGAGGATTGCGCGGGTTCGCTGATTGCCGGCTTTGTACCAATCCAACTGGTATCCGAAACAGCCGTCGATGAACGCTTCCGTCAGTTTTTCAATGTGTTCTTCGTCGAACTCGTTGCGTTTCGGCGCTTTTTTCGGTCCCTCGTTGCGCTTCGCCAGGTTCGGATTCAACTCGGTTTCGGTACCGCCGTCGTTGAAGCGCTGGATACGGGCTTGCCGCTCCAGTTGGCGGTGCAAGAGGTCAATTTCCTTGTAGTCGGACCCTGACTTCGGGTCTTTCAGGATCAGCTGCACCAGGCGGGCTTCGGTCGCCGCCTGGATACGCTCCAGCGGTGTCGCGCGGTCCCATTCGTCCCGCGCCTTCCAGCTGTGCAGCGTTTTTTCCTTCTCCCCGATCAACTCAGCGATCTCGCACACGCGATAGCCCTGCCAATACAGGTGCTTGGCGTGGCGGCGGTGATCGGTAGGTAGTTCGACGATGGCATTCATGGCGCAGATGCTGCCGCCCGCGCGCGAACAGTTCCCCCTCCGCCCCTTGTAGATCAACGATCTACAACAGCGCCTCGTTGCCCGTCGCGCCCGCGCTCAACAACATGCGCTCATCGCCAAGGCAGACTGCCACCGCACTGAGGGATTCACGCATGGCCGGCAAAACCGACAACCCAGCCAAGAAACAACGCTCCAAGTTCTTCCGCGTCGCCGTTGAAGGCGCCACCACCGATGGTCGTCAGATCGAGCGCCAATGGCTGGTCGACGCTGCCGAAACCTACAGCCAGAACACCTACGGTGCGCGGGTTTGGATTGAGCACATGCGCAGCTTGCTGCCGGATAGCCCTTTCCGCGCTTACGGCGATGTCGTCGCGCTGAAGACGGAAGAGGTGGAGATTGCCGGGGCCAAAAAATTGGCCTTGTTCGCGCAAATCGAACCGACCTCCGACCTGATCGCCATGAACAAAGCACGGCAGAAGCTGTACACCAGCATCGAGATTCGGCCGAAATTCGCCGACACCGGCCGCGCCTATTTGGATGGCATCGCCGTTACCGATACCCCGGCCAGCCTGGGCACCGAGATGCTGACGTTCAGCGCCCAACACCCGGACATGAACCCGCTGACCAGTCGCAAACGCGATCCCGGCAACCTCTTCTCCGAGGTCGTCGAGATTGAACTTGAATTCGAAGAAGTTGAGGACGAAAGCGGCAAAGTCGCAGGCCTGTTTAGCCGCGTTCTCGACCTACTCGGCAAGAGCAAGGACAAGGAAGGCAAGGACGCCGCTCTATTCACTGAACTCGGCGAGGCTGTTGAAGCCATGGCCGAGCATGTCGCCGGTCAGGGCGAAGCCTTTACCGCCGAAAAAGCCGCCCGCGAAAAGCTGCAGACCGCTCACGAAAAGCTGTCTGCCGACTTCACGGCGTTGGTTCAACAGCTCGAAAAAACCCCGGACACCACCGGCCAGAAACCGCAGTACTCCGTTCGCCCGCCGGCTACGGGTGGTGACGGCGCACTCGTCACCGACTGCTAATCCAGATCACGGACAACACCCAGCCAAGGAACATCGGAGAAAACCATGCGTAACGATACTCGCGTTCTTTTCAACGCTTACCTGCAACAACTCGCCCAACTGCACGGCGTGAGCGACGTCACCACAAAATTCACAGCCGCTCCATCCGTTGCACAGACGTTGGAAACCCGGATGCAGGAGTCGAGCGCGTTTCTCAGCTCGATCAACGTCTACGGCGTGGCTGAGCAGTCGGGCGAAAAAATCGGCATCGGTATCGACGGTACTATTGCCGGCACCACCGATACCACCCAGCAAGACCGCGAGCCACGCGATCCTACCGGTCTCGACAACCGTGGGTACACTTGCACCCAAACCAACTTCGATACGGGCCTGCGCTACCAGAAGCTGGATCAATGGGCCAAGTTCAAAGACTTCCAGGCGCGTATCCGTGACGCCATCATCCGGGCCCAGGCGCTCAACCGGATCATGATCGGCTGGAACGGTACCAGCCGTGCGGCGACCTCCAAACCGGACATCAACAAGCTGCTGCAGGACGTCAACGTCGGATGGCTGCAAAAGATGCGCTTGGAAAATCCGCAGCGCGTTATGAAAGAAGTGGTCGATGGCAGCGGCAAGATTCAGATCGGCGCGGGCAAGGACTTTGAAAACATCGACGCCCTGGTCGTCAGCATGGTCAACGAGTTCATCGAGCCCTGGTACCAGGAAGACACTGACCTGGTGGTGATCTGCGGACGGCACCTGCTGGCCGACAAGTACTTCCCGATCATCAACAAGACCCAAGCGCCGACCGAAATGCTCGCGGCCGATATCGTCACCAGCCAGAAGCGCCTCGGCAACCTGCCGGCGGTGCGAGTACCTCACTTCCCCCCGAACGGCCTGCTGGTTACCCGCCTCGACAACCTGTCGATCTATTGGCAGGAAGGCACCCGCCGCCGCACGGTGGTGGATAACGCCAAACGCGACCGTATCGAAAACTACGAGTCGGTCAACGAAAGCTATGTGATTGAAGACCTGGGCTGCGCAGCCATGGCCGAAAACATCACCCTGAGCTAAGGCGAGCAACCATGACCAATCCTTGCCGTCGTCACTTCCAGCGCGTCACAGCAGCCGTCGAAGCAGCCGCTGTGGCCGGCCCAGCCATGACCATGGAAGGTTCCACTGTTTACGAACTGCACCTGGCGAAGCTCCAGCAGGACTACTTGCGCCTGAAACAGGTGCAGTCCACCGAGGGCAAAGCAGAGCTGAAAAAGCAACTGCTGCCCGAATACGTCCCATACGTGGAAGGCGTGCTGGCAGGCGGCAAAGGCGCGCAGGACCAGGTGCTAACCACTTTGATGGTTTGGCGAATGGATGCCGGCGACTTTGCCGGCGCCCTGGACATTGCCGAGTACGTCATACAGCACGCCTTGCTCATGCCTGACCGCTTCGAACGCACTACCGGCACCATCGTTGCCGAAGAAATTGCCGAAGTCGCCCTGAAGGCGCAGAAGGCCGGTGGCACGTTCGACGTGAAGCTGCTGCTGCGCACTGAGCAAATCGCGGGTGAGGAAGACATGCCCGACCAGGCTAAAGCCAAGCTGCATCTGGCCTTGGGCAAAGCGTTCGCAGAGATGGTTTCGGACGACGACACATCGGAAAGCAAGGTAGCCGCCCTGTGTCACTTGGAGTCCTCGAAAAAATATCTGTCCCGTGCCATCGAGCTGAACACCAACTGCGGTGGCAAGAAGGATTTGGAGCGCGTCGAGCGTCTCCTCAAAAAATACGCTGCTCCGGCAGCTGACTGAGCGTCCCCACGCACCCCGCCGGCTCGGGGCAGATCGGCCAGGCCGCTCCTCCTGAACGTGAAGCCCCGACCACCGGCGATCTATTTTTGAGTGCAGTCTCATGAGCGCATTTGTAGCCAGCGGCACCGTCGCCAGCGGCCACATCAACACTGACCCGTTCTGGCCGTCGATTGACCTGGATAGCCTGCGCGCCACCCTGCGCATCGATTCCAGCGTCACCCCGGCCCGCTTGGAAACCGCCGTGATCTCTGCCGCTATCAACCTCAACCGCGAGCTGAGTGACTGGCGAGCAGCTCAACAGGCAGCTGGTTACGCCACGCTGGACGCCGTACCAGGTGATCGGATCAAAGACGTATCGGTAAAGGCTCACCTCTACCGTCGCGCAATCGAGGCCGGTACCGGCGCCGAGGTCTGCGAGCGCTTTCGCGACTACAGCGCCACCAACACCGGCAACAACAAGGCCGAAGAGGTCGCACCTACCATCAATGACTACCGCCGCGATCTGCGTTGGGCGGTGCGTGACTTTCTCGGGAAAAGCCGCACCACCGTGGAGCTTATCTGATGGCCGTCGCCGTCCGCGCCAATCAAAACGACACCGTCGACGCCCTGTGCTGGCGGTATTACGGCCGAACCGCGGGCGTTACCGAAGCGGTGCTGCAGGCGAACCCCGGCCTGGCCGACTACGGCCCCGTCCTGCCACAAGGCCTAGTAATCAACATGCCCGAAGCCCAAACCAGCGCGCCCCAACGGCAGATGGTGAACCTATGGGACTGACCCACTGCTACCAAGGAAACCCACACCATGGCTGATCCGACTTCCAGCGTTGTGTCCGGCCTGCTCATTGGCTTGGGCCTGGCGAGCGTCACGCCAGTCATCGACGACGGGGCGCTGTTCGGCGCCATCCTCGGCGCTTGGCTGGTCACCAGCACCAAGCGCGACCTTAAGGTCTGGCAGCGCCTGGGCTCTCTGTTCCTTTCGGCCGGGGTGGGCTACCTGTTCGCGCCCATGGCCTTGCAAGCAATCCCGTTCATCACCAGCGGCGGTAGCGCCTTTATCTGCGCCCTGGTGGTCATCCCGATCAGCATCAAACTGATGGTTTGGGTGGAAAAGGCGGATATCTGGGACATCTGGCGTCGAATCCGAGGGGGTGCCTGATATGCCGAACATCGAACTCGCCGTGCAGCTGATCGCGGCAATCGCCTACCTGCTGAGCGCCCTGCGCCTGGCCTGCTACACCCGAGGTGATGCGCGGTACCGGCGCAGCATCTCCCTGCTGGCAAGCCTATTTGGCTCCGTGTTGTGCATCTGCGGTCTGGAAATCCTGCTGAACCGCCAGCCAACAAGCATCGGCCAAGCCGCTTCCATCGCGCTGCTCTGCATCCTGATTTTCCGTTCACGCGGCAACGTCGCCGCCCTGCTGAGGCCCAGCGCATGACCACCACCCTTCGCCACGGCGACCGCTCGCAGGCTGTGCTTATCCTGCAAAAGAACCTCAACAGGCACGGCGCCAACCTGGTGCCAGACGGCCACTACGGTGATGCAACCGAGGCCGCAGTGCGCGCGTACCAGGTGAAAGTGGGCCTGGTAGCCGATGGCGTGGCGGGCGACAAGACCCAAGCCAGCCTGGCCGGCGGCGACTGTGCCCAACTGCTGCGCAACCACGACCTGATAGCCGCAGCTGAACGCCTGGGCGTGCCACTGGCAAGCATCTACGCGGTCAACGAAGTGGAATCCAAGGGCAAAGGCTTCCTCGACAACGGCAAGCCCGTGATCCTGTTCGAACGGCACATCATGTACCGACAGCTCGCGAAGGTTCGACGCGTCGGTGATGACCCGGCGGAGATCAAGCGCCATGCCGACGAACTGGCCGCGACCAACCCGGCCCTGGTCAACCCGAAGGCCGGTGGCTATATCGGTGGTACTGCCGAGCACCAGCGCCTGACCATGGCCCGTCTGATCGATGACACGGCCGCACTTGAATCGGCGTCCTGGGGTGCGTTCCAAATCATGGGCTTTCACTGGCAGCGCCTCGGCTACGCCAGCGTGCAAGACTTCGTGGCAGCGATGAGTGCCGGCGAATCGCAGCAGTTCGACGCCTTCACCCGCTTCATTGAAACAGACCCGGTACTGCACAAGGCCCTGAAGGCCCGCAAGTGGGCCGAATTCGCCCGCCTCTACAACGGGCCGGACTACCTACGAAATCTCTACGACACCAAGCTCCAGCGCGCCTACGAACGGCACGCCAGCTGCGAATGTGGGCAGGGGGTGGCGGCATGATCGACTTCAAGGCGGTTCAGAAACTGCGGGTGCAGGACGGTGACCTGGTGGTGGTACCAGAATCGACCGAAGAGGACGACATGGTGCGGCTGGCCGAGTGCATCCAATTGATGAACAACGCGAGAGCAGTGATCGTGCGCGGCCCGATCAAGCAGCTCGACACCGCTGCCATGAACAAACTTGGCTGGTACCGGGCGTGAGCGCGTTGCGCCAGGCGCTTTACGGCATGGCGCTGTTCGGTGCCCTGGCGCTGTTCATATGGGTCCAACAGCAACGCATCGATGTCGCCAAAGGCCAAGCCGCGCGGGCAAATAATGCAGCCCTAACAGCTCGCGCAGACGCTAACCGCAACCTGGCGACCGTCCACACTCTCACCACCACCCTGCAGCAGGAACGCGAAAGCCAGTCGGATCTGCGCGCCCAGCAGGACCAACTGCGCCAGGCCCTGGCAAAGCGCGCGCGTACCATAGAGGAACTGAAACGTGAGAACGACGAACTACGCAACTGGGCTATTCAGCCTCTGCCTGACGCTGCTCGTCGGCTGCGCGAGCGCCCCACCATCACCGGCGCCGCAGCTTACCGTGACTGGCTGTCCGGCCGTGGTGCCGTGCCAACTGCCAGCGACAAGCCCAGCCAATAACGGTGACCTGCTCACCGACGAAGACCGCGCCGAAGCCGCCTGGGCCGATTGCGCCGCCCAGGTCGACATGGTCTACAAACACCAGCAGGCACATCCATGAACAAGCCCGAAAGCCTGCGCGCTCACCTGTTAGCCACCGTGGCCGAGTTCCAGAACAACCCCGACCTGTTGCTGATCTTCATTGACAACGGCAAGGTCTGCTGCACTGCTGCTGCAAGCCTTTCCTTTGAATACAGCTACGACCTACAGATAATCATGACTGCCTTCGCGGGGCATCCCGACAGTGTGATGCTGCCGGTGCTGGGATGGATCAGCATCAACCAACCGGAGCTGCTCGAGAACTACGCGAAGGCGCAGAACGGCATCCAGTTCGAAGCGGATATTCTCGATAAGGACAAGGTAGACCTCAGTCTGACGCTACATTTGACCGAGCGGGTGGTCGTTGGCAGGGACGCGCAAGGCAACACGACCGTGAAGCATGCCGGCGAGCCGCAACGAGTGGCGGGTTATCTCGATCCGAACTGGGTGCCTGGCTCTCAGGGTAACGCCAGCGAATGGATGGTTCCCGATGACAAATAAGCTGGAAGCGCTGGAGACCTGGGCGTCCGTCTTGCTGGAGCAGCTCCAACCAGGCGCCCGCAATCAACTCGCCCGCTCCATCGGCCAGGAACTGCGGCGCAGCCAGCAAAAGCGGGTGCTGACACAGCAAAACCCGGATGGCAGCAAGTTCGCACCTCGGAAAAAGCGGGACTTGCGCGGCAAGCAGGGCCGTATTCGGCGTAAGGTTGAGATGTTCAAAAAGCTACGCACCGCGACCTACATGAAAGCCCTAGGCGACAGCAACTCCGTGACCGTGGGTTTCACCGGGCGCATTGCCCGGATCGCTAGGGTTCACCAGTACGGTCTGAAAGACCGAGCGGAGCGCGGAGCGCCCGAGGTCCGGTATGAACAGCGTGAAGTGCTGGGCTTCACAGAGCAAGACCTCGATTTAATTCGAGACGCGCTGATAACTCATTTAAGATTATGACCTAATAGCTCAAGCGATACTATCCGACGTACAAATGACCGGGATCGATTTTATCTTTGTACACCTGATGCAACGAAATTAGGTAAGCCAACCCTGCCCCAGTAATCTCATAGCTCACTTTAATATATTGCTCTTGCTTTTGAGCCGCAATGTTTATAGTTTTGGTAGCCAGTTCAATTTTCCGCTTTGCAATTCTTTGGCTTACCAATATATCCCCCAAGGAATTCTCAAGAACATTTTGGTTATGATAGCTATGCACAAAGAAATGAATATTTAAAGTTTGCATATCATTGGTATACCTCACCTGATCCTCAAACTGCGGATACTTCATCTCTTCTTTCACTAAACGACGGAAAATACCACCAAGAATTTTTGCTTTTTCTTCCGACTCGGCCCTTTCAATAAGCTCAAGCAACACATTAACAAACTGTTCTTTTTTATCCTCCTTTTCAAGGGTCTCTGAAAACTCCGACCACTCTTCACTTGAAAAACTTCCGGCTGACTCAACAAACGCTTCTACCTTATTCCGAAACTTACCCTCTTTAAACTGGAGATATGTTTTTATTGTTGCAACCCCCGTCGACACCACGGGAATCTGCTTTAACACTTCATTTTCAATACATGCGTCCAATAGAGTTTCCGCGTAATCTGCCAGCGGTATATTTTTCACGGCCCCTGTCGCTCGTGAAATTAATCCTTTCTTAGTGCTGGTCATAAGTGCTCCTTTGGGGGTGAGGTAACAATCGAGTTTCGAGTATAGGTCGAGACATTGTCTTCGCTGATAAAAAAACCAACCTGTAAAGGCCGCCAATACAACCTATGGCGGCTGCACTCGCACGCGCGTGGCGCCACCATAGGCGCCATGAACGACTTCGCCGCCCTCGCCCGCATGCTCGAAAACCTCATCCGCTTCGGCGTCATCGCCGCTGTGCAGATGGAGCCCCCGCGCGTGCAGGTAACAACCGGAACGCTGACCACCGCTTGGCTACCATGGCTCGCGCTGCGCGCCGGGGCCGACCGCGAGTGGGACCCGCCCAGCCTGGGCGAGCAAGTGATGCTATTCAGCCCATCCGGCCAGCTCGCCAACGGCATCGTCGTGACGGGCGTGTATAGCGACCACATCCCGGCCAACGGCAACCGCCCAGGCCTGCACCGTCGTACCTACGCCGACGGCACGGTGATCGAATACGACAGTGCGGCCCACCACCTCAACGCCACGCTGGTCGACGGCGGCACAACCAACCTGATCAGCAAGGGCGGCATCAACCTGGTCGGCGACATCACGCACCAGGGCGACTACATCCAAACCGGGAATCAGACCGTCACCGGCCGGGTTGACGTGTCGATTGACGTGGTCGCGGCGGGCGTCAGC